TGTCGATGAAGGCACGGCTATTATCCGTGTTGGTTGGAATTTTAAAGAAAAAGAAGTCGAATATGAAGTACCTGACATTCGCACAATACCTGTAACAAATCCGCAACTACTTGCCGGGTTACAAGCTGAAGGTAAACCTCCGTTTCTTGAAAGAGACATGGGTATGAAGACCATCACCGAGATGGAAACTATCATCAATCAGCCTACGCTGGATATATTAGATTACCGCAACACCACTGTTGATCCTTCCTGTGAAGGTGAGATGGATAAAGCCAAGTTTGTTATTACCAGTTTCCAGTCATCGGTGGCAGACCTGAAAGCAGAAGGTGATCGTTATAAAAACCTGGATAAGATTAATATCACTACTGGTGGCAATCCATTAAACACACCAGACCATGATAACGATGATGAAAGTACGTTTAACTTTAAAGACAAAGCACGTACTTTGTTTATTGTTAATGAATACTGGGGATTCCGTGATGTAGAGGGTGACGGTGAGCTGACAGCGTTTGTTGCTGCTTGGGTCGGTGATGTAATGATACGTATGGAAGAAAACCCATACCCAGACCAGAAACTACCTTTCGTTGTTGTTCCTTACCTGCCAGTACGTAAATCTGTTTTCGGTGAGCCTGATGGTGAACTGTTAATTGATAACCAACAAATCGTTGGTGCTGTTACTCGTGGCATGATTGATATTATGGGACGTAGTGCTAACGCGCAACAAGGTACTGCAAAGAATGCGCTAGACATAACCAACAAACGTCGATTCGACAATGGTATGGATTACGAGTTTAATCCTGGCACGGATCCACGCACAGCATTCCATATGCACACCTATCCTGAGATACCCGCCAGTGCAATCAACATGGTTGGTATGCAGAACGCTGACGCAGAGAGCATGTCAGGCGTTAAAGCATTCAATGGTGGCATTAGTGGTGATTCACTTGGTTCTAACGTAGGTGGCATTAAGAGTGCCTTAGATGCAACCACTAAGCGTGAGCTTGGTATCCTGCGTCGACTTGCTGAAGGTGTAAAACAAGTAGGACGTAAAATTATTTCTATGAACGCTGAGTTCTTAGATGAAGAAGAAGTTATACGCATCACCAATGAAGAGTTTGTAACTGTTCGTCGTGACGACTTAGCCGGTAACTTTGATTTAACACTCACTATCAGTACACCTGAAGCAGACAACGAGAAAGCACAGAACTTATCTTTCATGTTGCAAACACTAGGTAACAATGTTGACCCTGGTATTACCAATATGTTGTTGAGTGACATTGCTACGTTACACAAGATGCCAGCACTGGCTAAACGACTAGCTGAATACAAACCTGAACCTGATCCTCGTGTAGAAAGAATAGCACAACTTGAAGAAGAGTTGCTCATGGCACAAATTGACAACGAAAGAGCGAAAGCCTTAGAAAATAATGTTGATGTCGAACTTAAACAAGCTAAGACTAAGACTGAAGAAGGTAAAGCAAGACAGTTCCACAGTAACTCGGACATATCCGATCTTAACTACTTAAATGATGAGTCTGGGTTAAATAGACAACACGAAATGAACATAAAAGAACATGACCGTGGTACTGAGTTAGATAAGCTAACTGCTAACTCATTAATGTCGGATAATAAAGGACAAGACAGTAGCTTTAAGTCGATTCCTCCTTTACAGTAAGCACTTACGAACAAATAGTAACTAAAACAATAATAATAAAACTATCTCTTATTAGAGGACACACGCAATGAGTAACACGCAGCAACAAGTACAACAAATTGAAATTAATATTGACATGGCGAAAAAACAAATCGCTGTAAGAAAAGCAATTTTAGAATTAGAAAGTAACACAAACTTCAAAAAAGTTATTCTTGAAGGTTATTTTGAAACTGAAGCATCTCGCCTTGTTTTATTAAAATCAGATATTGAAATGCAAAAGCCTGAAGACCAAGAACACATCATTCGTCAGATAGATGCGATTGGTACATTTCGTCAGTACTTAGGTACCTGTATCGCTTTAGGTAGTATGTCTGAAAAAGCATTAGCCGATGACTTAGAAACACATGATGAACTGTTAAGTGAAGATTTAGAAGAAGAAGCTGCTTAATACCATGGCGACGGAAAATGCTGAAGAGCTAGAAACTAACACAGAAGAGCAGGAAGAAGTAGTACAAGAACTTCCTAATCCTCTTGAAATGTCTGATGAAGAGTATGAAAAACTGGATCCAAGTGTTTTTCAAACTACACCAGAACCTTCTAGCGAAGCGGTAAACGCAGAAGCCTCCACAGCTAAGGAAGACGATGAGGAAGAAGTAGCAGCTGAAGCGACAGCGGAAGCTGGTAGTTCTGACGGTTCTGATGACGCAGCTGTGGCAGAGGCTGATGCGGCTTCCAGCGATACTAAGAACGATACAACATTTACCGATGACGCAGGCACGAAAGATGCCGGTAAAGAAGAAGTAAAGAAAGCGGTAGAGAAAGACACTGTTCAAGATTATGAAGCAGACGTTAAGAAAATTCTTTCCCCCTTCAAAGCAAACGGAAAAGAAATTCAAGTAGATAGCATCGATGATGCTATTTCGCTAATGAGTATGGGAGCAAATTATAATAAGAAGATGGCAGCTTTAAAGCCAAGTCTGAAGATTATGAAGATGCTGGATAACAACGGCTTGCTCGACGAAGCCAAGATTAATAATCTGATTGACCTGGATAAGAAAAATCCAGGAGCTATTCAAAAATTGATCAAAGACAGTGGTATGGATCCACTGGAGATAGATACAACAAAAGAATCTGAGTATACACCTAGTACTTACAATGTCGCAGATACAGAAGTTGAACTTGATAACGTCCTGACCGAACTAGAAGGCAGTAAAACGTTTCAGACAACTCTCGATATCATCGGTAATAAGTTGGATGCATCCAGTAAGAAAGTTTTAGCAGAGAGTCCAGGAATTATACGCGTAATCAATGAACACGTTGAACGCGGTATATATGAGCAAGTCCAAGCTGGTGTGGATAAGGAACGTATGTTAGGTCGTTTAGAAGGTCTAAATGATATCCAAGCATATAAGCTAGTTGGTGACATGATGAATGAGCAAGGTGTATTTAATACTCCCACTGCACAAACAGAAGACACAGCGAATCCTACAGACACCAAAGTAGAAGACAAGGCAACTGAACTAGCACGCAAGACACGGAAAAAAGCTGCAAGCCCAACGAAGAGTAGCACGGCAGGTAAAACTCCCGCGAATGCAATAAACCCTCTCGCAATGTCTGATGAAGAATTCGAGAAGCAGTCTGCTCAAAAATACATGTAAGTATAATAATAATAAAGGTAAATACAAATGTCAGATTTCACAGATCCACATATTTATGGAGACATTAGTGGTGATAACTCCACTATCGGTTCTCAGTTAAATAAATTCAGTTTTTATAAAAAGTCGCTAGTCGAAGCTGCCAAAGAATCGTACTTTGGTCAGATGGCTGATGTACGCTCTATGCCTAAAAACATGGGTAAAAAAATCAAGCAGTATCATTATCTACCAATCCTTGATGAACGTAATATCAATGATCAAGGTATTAATGCTCAAGGTCATCTTGGTCAAGCTAACGGTGTACCAACTAAGTATGTTGTTAGTGCAACAAACCCTGAAAGTGGCGCGATTATGTACTTCGCCGGTTACGGTGCTCCAAGTACTTATACTAGCTCTCTAGCAGGAGCTAAACTCCAAGCCGAAGGTAATGCAGTTGCATACTTCCTACAGTTAGGTTTCAGTACTACTAGTGACACTTATGCTGAATTCTCTGGTGCCACTGCTGGTGGTCCTGGTAATGCTGGTTGGGTTTTCGCTATTGCAGACGCTGGTGCACTTCCTGACCACGGTAACTTGTACGGTTCGTCTAAAGACATCGGTACTATCCAAGGTAAGATTCCTGCTTTATCTGAAGCTGGTGGTCGTATCAACCGTGTTGGTATGAAGCGTATCGAGCTTGAAGGTAAGATTGAGAAGTTTGGTTTCTTCGATGAGTACAGTCAAGAGTCTATGGACTTTGATTCTGATGCTGATTTAGAAATGCACATTACTTCTGAGTCTGTTAAAGCAGCTAACGAAATTAATGAAGATCAACTTCAGATTGATTTGTTAATTGCAGCTGGTGTTATTCGTTACACCGGTAATGCAACGGCTACTACTGAACTAACTGGTGGTACTGCTGCTGAAGTAGTAGACGGTACTGCTGATGTTGTTTCTTACGATGACCTGGTTAAATTAGGTATTGAGTTAGATAACAACCGCACACCTAAGAACACTACTGTCATCTCTGGCTCACGTATGGTTGACACGAAAGTGATCAATGCTGCTCGCTACATGTATATGGGTTCTGAAATGCAACCATCTGTTATGCGTATGAAAGATTACCATGGCGATAAAGCATTTTTAGCTGTTGCACAGTACGCTTCTGCAGGTAACGTTGCTCGCGGTGAGTTTGGTGCTATCGATGCATTCCGTTTGATCGTTGTTCCTGAAATGATGAAATGGGCAGCATCTGGTGCAGCTGTTGGTGATACTGCTACTGAAGCATGTCATTACTCTGCAGACTCTGCCGGTAATCTTAAAATGGACGTATTCCCAATGTTGGTTGTTGGTGATGGTTCATTTACTACTATCGGTTTCCAAACTGACGGTAAGACAGTTAAGTTCAAAATCAAGCACGTTAAGCCTGGTTCTGATACTTCTTACAGTCGTGACGATCCATATGGCGAAACTGGTTTCTACAGCATTAAATGGTACTACGGTACTATGATATTGCGTGCAGAACGTATTGCTGTAATCAAGACAGTAGCAGAGCTGTAAGCTAAGTAGTAAGTAATTAATTGCCCCACAATTGTGTGGGGCAATTTTCATAATGAGGAACCACCCTCAACTAAAAGGTAGATAACACAATGTCAGATTTAAACCAAAGCAACACCCAAGAATTAGGACAAAACGACGAAGAGCGTTTATCCACACTAAAAGCCAGAGCAGACTTGCTCGGTATTAAATACAGCAACCAAATAGGTGCTGAAAAGTTAGCAGCGAAGATTGCCCTGCATACGGAAGGTAGCTCCCCCGGTGAACCAGTAGGAACAGTTCCTGGTGTTATCAGTGAGCCAATGACACAAGCGCAGTATGATAAATCTCTTATAGGACAAAGAAAAGACGACGCTAAAAGATTAGTACGTGTGCGTGTTACTTGTATGAACCCAAACAAAACAGAATGGGAAGGTGAGATTATTTCCGTTGGTTCAGCGAAAGCAGGTACGTTTAAAAAGTATGTACCTTTCAACTCTGATGCGGGATATCACATACCTAACATTATGTATACGGCAATGAAAGAGCGTCAATGCACAATTTTTTACACAGTAAAAGGACCACGAGGCGACAAGGTTCGCAAAGGTAAGCTGGTTCCTGAATTTAATATTGAAGTAATGGATCCGCTAACATCAGCTGAAATAGAAGACTTAGGAAAGCAACAAGCTATGTCCGGCGCAATAGACGCATAACAAGGTAACTAAAGTAATGGCAATAGATGTAACCAATTTAGTCAGTAATGGTAGTGTAGCAAACGGGGTCTTCGACGATCTGATGGATGCAGTCGAAGCCCGGTTAGAGACACAGTTTACAAAAAACCGTATTACCGGTACTGACTACGCCAATGTGTATTTAGGTTCTATGCAAACTGCTGTTAGCCAGGCGGTTATATACTTGCTAGGTGAACAAAAGTCTAATGCTGAATCACTACTAATACAAAACAAGGCGTACACAGAAGAAGCGCAGATACGCAATAAAGTCGGTGTCGGTGTCCTTGAAGATTATGACAATGCTTCAGGCAATACAGATGGCGTTGTTGTCTTCACACCAAAAACTGCAGAAGACCCAGCATCAGGTGAAGGTGTCCTCGGTAAACAACAAGTTCTGTATAACAAACAGACCGATGGGTATGACCGAGATGCCGAACAGAAATTGCTTAAAGTCGCAATTGATTTTCAAACAATATTGATTTCATCTGGTATTTTAGTATCTGCACCAAAATTCTTTAATGAAGATGATATTGATAAATTAGCCATAGATGCAGCTTCCAATATTGATGTAACTTTCGCTTAAACAGTGGTGATGCATGAGCTGGTTTGAAGAGGCAACAGGTATTGATTTACCAAGTCTTCCAAGCAATCCCTTAGATGTTCTTGTTGATGTCTTTAAAGATGGTTACGATGCCTTAGAGGATACGCTTAAAGATGCCTGGGATGACACCATTGCTGAAATTGAACGGGTGGGCAAGAAAGTCTTACGGGAGGTGTTCCGAATATTCGGGATTACCGATGAGACAATCATTCTCATCCAGGTTACCTCTCAACAACTAATCCCAGACAAGCAGCCTAATAGCTTAAAACAAGCTGTGCTTTTCGCTGTTTTAAACAACACGGATATAGCAAATGAAATAAGACTTTCTTTTCTTAGTAATGTCTACCTAAGTAGCTTTCGTTATATGGCTTATGCGGATTCAAGTTACCTGTTCGGGTATCCTTCAGTCACCCGACCAAATAATGATTCCCCTTACCCAGCAATGATGGCATATCTTCAGCCCCAGATAGATGCCGGTTTCTTTAAAGGTACGGGTCCAGTATCGCTCGTTACCGTCCAACATGGTGTTGTCGATAGATCTAAATACGTCCAACAATTTCTTCTCGCCTTTAGTGATTACAGCTACACAACACAGACTATGCACCTGCGTGCGCAAGGTCCAGTACCACAACCCAACCCTGCTGTGGTGTACACCTATACTGGTATACAGTATTTGTACTCTGACACCTGGCAAGATTTCTATGCACCGGTCTTCAGTCCTGCCTTAGTTGCTAATAACCAAATACCTCCTGAGATTGCTATACCAAAAGCCGAATATGGGCAGGACATTGTTAGTGTGGTTTACACCACTGAATATCAAACTGGGCAATATTACCTATGGATTTATAACCGCAGTGTCGGTGCTGAATTTACATTAGACCCTATACCAGAAGGAGGTAATGATACTTTACTGTTAATGCCTATTGTTCCTATACGGATAGATAAGCAATTTGTAAATGTTGACACCAACTCTATCTTATACAAAAGCACGAACACACAGTTACAAAAGTTAGGTCTTGATATTAATTTGTTGACCGACCAACTTGAAACGAATGCTCCTGCAGACCTAGCCAAAATTGAGGACGTATTCATCATGTTCTCTATTAATATACATAGCCAAGAACAAGGTTCAATGAAAGCATTG